GTGGTGGCATTCAATGCTCAAATGTTCAATTAACCACCTAAGCATCATAGTAGATTTAAAATAAAGTTTAAATTTGTTTGGTAATTTAAAATATAGTTGTATATTTGCATCATAATTAATAACAAAAGAGTGGAGCAACTCTATAAACACTGCAAAAACAAAATGGCAACAAAAACAACACTTCAGACAATTTGCAATAATTATTGCAACATTAACCACAACGATGACAACTATTCAATTGGGGGCGGTTTAGCAGATGGTAAATTCGCTTCAAATCGCCACGAAGATGCAAAGTATGACGAAGGTAAATTAACGCTTGGCGAAGCTACACAACTATTCAAGAAAGCAACTGGATTAAGCACAGAAGAAGTAAGAGAAGTAATTGAGTGGGCCATTCCAAATATGGAATGGCATCACGCTGGTAAATTGCCTAAACAATATGGTGGTGGAATGAAGAAAACTTATTTCTTAAACGCAAATGAAATTTGCAAAGTGGCTTCAAATTGGTCAAATTATGTGAGTGAATTAGATGCTAATAAAATTGCAAAAAAAGAAGCACAGGAAGCAAAGCAAAATTTAGAAGCAAAAAGAAATGAATTTTTACAAGCCAATGCAAAAAAAGTTGAAAGAGTAGGAAATAAACCTGATTATTTCTATTGCTTATATAGTGAGTGTAACGGCAAATATGGCTGGTTTGATGCTTCAAAAAATGTCTACAATATGGCTGAATACCATACTGGTTGGGCTTTTGAAACACAAGAATTATACAACGAATTTTTAAATACCAAATAATGAACGAAAAAATATTACAAGAAGCTCGGCAACGGTTCGGGCTTCTTTTTAAAGAACTAAGAAAAAAGAAAGGATTAAACCAACAACAAGTTGGCGATGCCTGTGGTGTAACCTTGCAAACTATTAATAAGGTTGAGCTTGGGAAATTCCCCTACTCGGTTGATTTGCTAATGAAATTAAGTGTTGTGCTTGGATTTACTATTCAATTTGAAATGAAAGAAATTGGCGACCAAAGTAGATTTTTATTACAAAAAAGTGAAAAGCAAAACTTTTACACTTTAACCGACACGGAAAACCAAATAGTTTGTTCTTTTGAGAAAGGAAAATTTAATGATACGCAAAAGTTTAGTTTTTTGAACGATACACAATTCAACGCTGGCAATTTAGCCACTATAATGAGAGAGTTTGGCGATTGGCTTCAAACTAATCATTCTTCTATAATTTAGAATAATCCATATTTTTACTGATAAATGTTTAAGGACTGTCGCTACTGGTACGCTCTGGTAGTGGCTTGCCTGTAACGGTGGCGCTTGGCGAAGAAGCGGACTTAGAAGCGCAAACTTTCAGTTTAGCACTAAACCCGCTTTTTTGCCAAACGTGTGTTAGCAGAAGTGTTTTGTCAAACTTAATAAAAATCAAAATGGAACAAACATTTGTATTTGTCTATGCTAAAGACGGTAAAATCAAAGCACTAAATATTGAAGAAGCAAAAAGACTTCAAGAAGAACTTATTAAGGATGGATGGATACACACTCAAACATTGGATGCTTGTGTTTATATTCAATATTTACACAACGATTGTGAAGAAGTAGATTTGATAGACGAGATGAAATCTTTAACGAAGCGTCCGTCTTAACATTTCTGCTAACGTTTTGGGGCTTTGCGAAGGCAGGGCTTCAAGGCACAAAATTTCAAATTTAGCACAATGTTTAATAATAGTACAAATGTTCAATAAACCACAAATGCCCTGCTTTTGCAAAACCCTTGTTAGCCGTTCGTTCTTTTCCGTTAGGTTTCAAAATTAAAATTAATAACAAATAAAATATAAAAAAAATGTCAAAAGAATTATTATTACTCAAACACTATTTAGGCAACAATGTTCAGGTTTTCAATACTGATACTAATAGAAAATATAATCTTGTTTTACAGAACAATACAGTTTCTATTCGTGGCGGAATTACATTGCCTGATTTAATAAATGAGCCAAAAGTTTACATAGCTTGTTTACGCCCAATGTCTGATTTGACAAAAAAGTTTTACCACTTAAATGACGAAATAGATATGTGTGAAGATTTTAGTTGGTGTAAAACTGAACTAAAAGAATTAGCAGAACTAAATGAAAGTCATTATACTAAATTCATAAAATGGCAAATAATGGAATTGCTTTTTGAATTTGGATTTGACGTTTTTGGTCTTATCAAAGAAGGTCTTGCAATGGATATTAACACGCTGTCTGTTCAGAATGACGGCTAACAAGAGGATTGACGCATGTTTTAAGGGTTTACCCTTAAAAATCAATTAACAAGTAATAATTAATAATTAATCCATTATTTAAAAATAACCTCCAGTTACACCTCCAATTTTTTGCATACTTATTTTTGTATTAAATAAAAAAAAACATGCAAAAAAAAGTATATGATAACGCTGTCAGTAATCTTATTACTCGTATGCCTAGCAAAATCACCACGAGCAAGGCACAGCAAACACTAGATCTAGTAGAACGACTACTCAGAGATGTGGCACCAGTGATTTACAAAAACGATAATTTTTTGGGTAAAATATTACCATTTCTAAAATACATAGCCCTTGGTAAATTGGTCATAAAATTTATCGAAGGATTGATAGATATATGGAAAGGGGAAGATATTAAATAACGATTTTTAAAAATTAAAATGTCATGAGTATATTACTAGATTTTGCAATTGAGGCGGTGATTAGATTTTTTAGTAAAACACCTTGGTTTTTTAAAGTGCTGCAAGTGATCACAGCGATAGTCGCTATCATCACAGGGCTGCCGGAATTATTATACAATGCCGGCGTAGATCTGCCGGATGCATGGGAGGCGGTATCTAGTAAGATCATTAGCGTGGCGGCTATGATAGGTACTATCGTGGCACAGTTCACCACCACCATACATGTGAAGGAGGCAGAAAAATTAAAGGATTAAATAAATGGAAGAGGTTACATTGTACACCATAGTGGCTTCAGTGGTCACTATGGTTTTTGGATTTTTGATAGGTAAGAGTGGGGTTTTGACAAAAGTGATGGATATCAAAATACGACGGATGGAGGACAGCCTAAACCAAGATAATGATCAAATTCACACGTTGGTTGGAGAGAATAAAAAACTAAAAGAAGAACTACTAATACTGGAGCGTAAAGTGATCGTATTGGAAGCCAAAATAAAAGAGTATGATCGAAATATGAAGCTCCTGATGGAGTACATGAAAAAATTTAAATTGGATGATCAGTTTATAGACAAACTGACAAATATAGACAAATGACAAAAAGAGATATCATACACAACATATTAGGCATCAAGAACGTAGAACAAAGAAGCAGCGGCAGTGTGTTGCCTTATATGTCGTTTACTCATACAGGTGGCACCACTGTAAGCCATCCAAAAGAAGGACTAGCCGTGAGCACTGTATATGCTTGTGTAGATACGATATCCAAGACCGTGGCAACACTGCCAAGCTATCTAGTAAGACACAATGCCGACGGTGATAAAAAAAAAGCTGTAGATCATCCACAAAATACACTATTCACACGCTCACCGTATCTTAATGTCACACCATATGTCTTTAAAAGAGATCTAGTGATAGATTACTGCCTTTGGGGCAATGCTTATGCGCTAAAAATATATGACACCCGATATAAGATCATAGGCTATAAATACATTGCAGCCTATGATATGCTGCCTTGGCGCAGTGCAAATAATGAATTATATTACCATTGTTTTGATATCAATCACAAAGGGGTATATAGACCTGAGGATGTCATACACATACGTGACATAGGTACGGAAGACATGGGATATAGCAAGATCCATCTACATGCTACGACAGTTGGAAAGGAGAAGGCCGCAGCGTCGTTTATAAATAATTTTTATACCAATGGTAACTTCCTAGGTGGTGTGATAGAGTACCCAAGGGAATCCGGTACTATGACACCTGAGCAGATAGAAAACATCAGAAACTATTTTAAAAATGCTTATGGCGGTGTGGACAAAAGTGGGCAAGTGGCCATCATCACTGGCGGCGGTACACTGAAACAATTTAAAATGGATATGCCACTATCAAATGCTCAATATGTGGAAGGTAGCAAAATGAACAAACTAGAGATATGTAGTATCTTTAGTGTGCCGGGTCCTAAGATAGGATTAACGGAGGGTACACCGTACAATTCATTAGAATCTTTAAATCTCGATTATTGGCAAAACTGCATCCTGCCAATAGTCACCATGATAGAGGAGGAGTTTAACCTCAAATCATTTGCCGCTGAGGAAAACATATCTTTATGTCATAATTTTGACACTGTACTAAGAGCTGACACTGCAGCTAGTGGGGAGTATTATACTAAACTGTACAGGATAGGCGTACTGAACAGAAACGAAATAAGAGAAAGACTAAATCTAAATAAGATAGAAGGCGGTGATATTTATTACATTGAGGGTAATAACATGATTAATCCTGAGGATGTAAAATAATTATTAATGCATTAATTATTAATTGTTAATTATTTATATCATGTTCCTGACATCAGGAAAAAGATACAATCTACAAGCCACAAAATAATGATCACTATAATGATGATCAATTTTATTTTGTCTGGCACTATATCTCTTGGATGGCGGTAATTATTGATAGTTAATATATTAGTTAATACAAATATAATTAATATTTTATAATTAATAATTAATAATTATCAAATTAACAATTATCTAAAATAACCTCCAGTTACACCTCCATTTTTACACCATTATATTTTTGTATTGATTATTAATAATTGATAATTAATAAATAATTGGATGGAAAAGAAAACGATTCATATGGGTGTATCTGTAGAGCCTAGGGCTTTGCAGGATGAACAAGGGCAGGATTATTATGAATTTGTAGTATCTGACGAATCTAGAGACAGCCACGGTACTATCTTCCGAATGTCTGGCGCTAAGATAGATCAATTCAATGCAGATCCAATTGTGACTTATGGCCATCCATCATTCGACAGTACTGATCCGGATGATGTGATAGGCATCGGCCCTGTAGCCATAGAAGGAACAAGAATGATCGCTAGGTACTATCCACAACTGGATGGCACCAATACCAAAGCAGAAAAGGTAGTGGCAAAACTAAAAGCAGGAATGATACGTAGTGCATCCATAGTCGCACAGATAAACGAAAGGGGCGCACACATGGGTAGAGCCAAAGAAGGCGAGGATGCCAAAACTGTATATTTTAATGATTACAACATCCTAGCTTGGGGTGTAGTCATGAAGGGTAGCAACCCAAATGCAAAGCTCAGGACAGTAGAACGGATCCAAGAAATCAAAGAAGAACTAGAAGTAAAAGAAATAACACACAGCCCTGCGGCTGAGGCTATGCTCGTGGAGGTAAGGCTCGCACTATTAGGGATGAAAGTCATTAGGTGATCGTGTGAATAGGTGAATAATTTTTTTAATGTATAAAAATTAATAAAAAATGACTAAACAAGAAATAGCTGCAAAATATGATGCACTAACATTGAGAGCGACTGAGCTACAAAACAAAATCAATGCCGGTACTTCATTGAGTGAAGACGAAAATACCGAGCTAAGGGGCATGAGTTTGCAAATAGCAAACTTAGAAAATGCCATTGCAAATCAAAAAGTATTGGATGATTTGACAGCTAGAGTGGTGACACCGCAAGGCTTTCAAGATCCTAAATCTAGAACAAACAAAGCTAAAGGCGATGTTGAAAAACTATTTGAGGCATATAGCGTGACGAGAGCTGCACAGGTGAGCGCCGGTAATGTAAAAATGTCGGACGCAGGTGCTGAGATGGAAGTACACCAAGAGGCTGAAAACATTGCTAGATCACTTGGTTTACCTACTAAAGGGCAAGGTATTTTGATCATGGAAAGGTCTGACTTCGCTACTGCACTGGATGCAGGTAACTTGGGTCAAACTCAAACATTGACCACGATACAAGGATATCAGAAAAAAATCTTTGCTGACCAACTAGGAGCAAGGATGTACATGGGATTGACTGGTATTGCAAAACTACCGGTATCTGATACGACTGCGATCGCTGCTTATGTAGCTGAAAACGGATCGTTTCCTGCGGTAGCTGCCAATGTGAGAGTAAAATCTTTAGAGCCAAAGGCAATCATGGCAAAGAGCACCAACGGATGGTATTTAAAAGCGCAGGCTGGTGCTGAGGCTGATAGAGTACTATTGCAAAACCTTATGACTGCTGAAATCAATGCTGTAAATGCAAACTTGATCAAGTCAATAGGTGCCGCTGGTCCTGCTGGTGCCTTTGATGATGCTGATATCACAGATGTGACAAGTGCAAACGGGCAGGCGATATCTAGAGCTTTATTAATCTCTATGAAAAATGCAGCGGCTACAAATGACGCAGCTGGTCAAAATCCTGCATGGATATTAAGTCCTGCTATCCAAAATAAATTAGAAAACTTGGCAGTGGATGCTGGTAGTGGTCTATTTGTGATGGATGTGAACACTCCTGATAGATTAATGGGGTATAATGTATTTAACACTACATTAATGCCAATAAATCTAGCTAAGGGTTCTGGTACAAACCTTCAAGGGGTATTGTTTGGATACTTTGACAATCTTGCTATAGCCAACTGGGCAGTGAGAGAGATCATCGTAGATAAAGCAAACAGTGATCTTGGGGTAGTGACAAAAATTTTATCATTCTATGATCATGCCTATGCAAATCCAAAAGCGTTTGCAAAAGGGTATTTCACGGCATAAACGAGACGCATACTTTTTTTCTTAGGGCTGTTGAACTGGTGATGGGAGGGGTTTTAAATCCCTCCTTTTTTTTATAAAAAAAGAAAACAACATAAATGCAATACCTTATAAAAGACATAGCACCTATAGTGGAGCCGGTCACTACTGATCTAGCCAAAGATCATCTATATCTAGGGGATGACGTGGATACTGATTTACTTTCTCTTTATATATCCATGGCTAGAAAATATGTAGAAAAATTCTGCGGCCTGAGTATCATAGAGCAAGAAGTGACAGTGACATATGATGCTCCGGAGCGTAAGATATATTTGCCTAGATATACAGAAGAGACTATCAATGTGGCAGTGACTGAAGACGATCTAGAAACTACAGACTATATAGATGCCTCTGAATATGTGATCAATAGGTATGCCACACCTCCATATATCATTCACAAAACTGGATGGCCTAAAGGTAGTCATGTAGTGGTGACATATGATAGTACTGTAGATGCTGACGCTCAATATCTCAAACCTATGATACTGCTGATAGTAGGACACCTGTATGAAAATAGACAAATCGTAGATACTAAGATGGCAAATATTCATTATTTGCTTGGTCCGTTTAGGAGGTGGTATCACAGTTAGTCTTTGGTCTTTAGTCTTTGGTCTTTAGTCTTTGGTAAATTAATAAACATGCTAAACAACGATTTTAAAATAGGAAAAATGGATACGCTGGTGGCGTACTATGATCGCAATAAAAATATAGGGACGATCAATGCGACTGAGACCGTGACGGCTCACACGCAAGTAAGGGCTGCCATACTACAAGGGGAGAGATGGAAAGCCACTGACAACAAAGATGATATACAAAAAACGCTGGTGGTGCAGATGCGATACAGTATGTCTATCAATGCAGAAAAGACCGTAATTATCTATGATTCAGTACATTATAAAGTGAGAGATATAGAGATCATAGGGCGGAGGCAGTTTATAAAAGTGACAGCGATACAGGATCAAGAATAATTATTAATTGATTAATTGTTAATTGTAAATTATGATAATAAATCTATACATAGAAATAAGTCTTGCGCTAGATAGTATGGCGGTGGCAAAGTATTACACTGTGGTGCCGGATGCTCCGGTATATCCATATTTGTACATTGCAGCCATTAGCCAAGATATGGCAAGACACAAAGACACTATAGATGTGGTGGATGATCATATACACACACACCTCATACAAATAGAAAGTAGAAGTAAAACACAACTAGAAGCCGACACGCTAAGAGATGAACTCACACAGCTAGTATATGAATCCCTAAATTGTAAAATACAAGGCTCACAGCCTATCATATACGATGCTGAGACGGCAGTGTATAGGGGCATTACGGATTTTGAGATATTGTTATAATTAATTAATACAACATTAAGCATAACGTATGGTGCTTTGCGAAGGCGGGGCTTTTAACCACTAAATTTAATTAGAAAGATGAATGATATTTTTAACGATAATGTTTCTTTGAAAACGGGAACCCCCGCTTTTGCAAAGCACGTGTTACCAGCAGTGCCTTTGTCGGATGTTTATTTAGAAGATTGTGTAAAGGCATTAAAACGCTTTTCAGATAATCATTTTGACTTGGCAATAGTTGACCCGCCTTATGGGATTGGGGAGGCAAGTGCTAAAATACATACAAGGCATCATTCGCAAAAGAAATACACTATAAAAGATTGGGATAATGAACCACCAAGTGAGGAGTATTTTAGCGAACTAATAAGGGTTTCTAAAAATCAAATTGTATGGGGAGCAAACCACTTTATCGAAAGGATAAATAAAAATAGTAGTTGCTGGATTGTGTGGGATAAAGACGGTTTTGGTGACCAAGCGGATTGTGAGATAGCCTGGACATCTTTTAAAACTGCGGTAAGAAAGTTCAAATATACTTGGAACGGATTTAGACAACAGGATATGAAAAATAAAGAGGTGCGATTTCATCCCACACAAAAGCCCGTAGCATTGTATGACTGGCTTTTATCAAACTATGCAAAGGAAGGCAACTTGATTTTAGATACTCACTTGGGAAGCGGAAGCAGTAGGATTGCAGCGTATAAAGGCGGGTTTAACTTTGTAGGATTTGAAATAGACCAAGAATATTATGAGAAACAAGAAAAGCGTTTTAATGACTTTAAATCACAATTACGGTTGTTTTAGCGGTGTCGGTTCTGGCATTGCTGCTAACGTCAAGTACATGCGATGGCTGACGATAGGAAGCTGTCGTTATGTACAGTGTTATATGATGTTAATTTTAGTGGGTATTCGGAAATTCCGACCAACCACTCTTAAATATAAAATAATGAAAAATAAATTTTTAACTAAAACTGTAGAAGATAAAGAATCATGGCTTTATAGCAGATGTTTGTTGCTTGATTTTAAAGGAATATTTTATTTTGATGATGATTCGATTGAAATAGATTTGTTAGAGAACCATCTTAATAAATTAGGAATACCATA